CTGGTTCATATACCGTTCAGATGAACTTACTTTACCAAAAATATCAGGTAGTTCAATGTTACTGTCGAAGAAGTGGCCAAGCTCATGATATAATACATCAAATTTATTTTCCAATTTATATGCAATAGCCTGATTTAACTCACCACTTAAGTTCATTGTTATCGTCTTGTTAATTGGTGAATAGAATGCTTCATCTTCTGTTGTATGTTTGAATCCTTTGAACTTACCCATATACTTGCCCCAGACTTTTTGCATGTCAGTTTCAACATTGTCAATCATACCTTTGGTAAAGTCATCCCAAATACTATCAGTCATCTTCAGTCCCTTTTTAACTTTTGTTCCAAGTTTCTTTTCAAGGTACTCTTTTGTTCCTGGAGTATTTTCTGGTTTAACAACCTTAGGTATTTTAGGTACTACGGGTTTAACCGGTTGTTTAACTTCAATCTTATTCGGCATCTTAGGTTGTATTTTTGAAGAGGGAACATACCCAAAGTTTTTAGCAAAGCTATCTATTTCTGGATATGTACCATCCGGATTATTAAACCAATCTGCCAATTGATCTTCAAGATTATTAACAATATTAGGTACCATTGTACACATTCCATTGGGGTGATCAAGGGGGAGTTCTGATTTCTTAAAGTGTGCACCATCACGTGCTTTACATAATGGGCATACCCTGCTTCCATTACTTAACCAGATATAATCTGTTATGAATGGGTTCTTTTCAGTTACTGCCTTGAAGCTTTGTTGATAGCCGTGCTGGACCAATGTCCTTGCTAACCTTTGAGCATTATAATCTACTTGTTTCTTATAGATCTTTAATCCTCCCCCAACCTCAAGGTTCCATGGCATCTTTGCTCCTGGTCTTACATATGCTTCAAGGTTCTTTGCTATGTCATATATTGGCCTGTTTTGTGCCATTCCTTTAGCAACTACACCATAAATATCTTTTAATGTCTGGTTATTGTTACCCCAAATCCTTGAAGATAAACTCCAACCTGAATCATATATTTGACCTGTTATTACATTGTTCACAATATTTGACTGAACACTAGACATTGTTGCTGAAAATGTTTTGCCTTGTTCAAATCCAATCTTTCTTAACCAACTAGCATTAGATTTAATAACAGAATCAGCTGTTATGTAAAGGTTTGATACTATCTTATCCTTCACTTCAGCTGATAACTGCTTACTTGTTGCTGTAAGTTGTTTCTTTAATTCTTTCATTTGTTGTTCACTAACAAAAGCGGATTTATTAGTTTTGCCAGCATAATATTTTGCCATGTCACCAATCTCATCGGCCCACTTCGAATACATTCTAGCAATATCCTTCTTTTGTTGTTCCATGATATTCTTCACTGCTTCGTCTGCATCTTTAAATATTAATGGATTAGCTGGCATCCTAATTGCTCCTTATTTTACGTTACGTTGATTTAATTATTTAAGCCTTGATTATTATCAGATGATTTATTATCGTCAACCAGGCTGTCACTTACAAACGAATCCTGATTATCAAAACCAGTATCAAGAGTTGAATCTAAACCTCCTGATGTGTCCATAAAAGAATCTTCAACTAATTGTCTTTCTTTGGCAATCTGTTCAAGCTCTTTATCAACTTCATCATCAGTTAATCCTCTCCATTTCTGCATATAAGATTTACGGCTCATTACTTTTGATTCAACCTCAGCAAGATCAAGTGCTTTTTCTTCAGCCTCATCTTCTGGTAATGGGAGGTTTTGTACAATCTCAATTTCATATGCAACAGGTACTAATGGGATATCAGAATACTTCTTAATACATTTAGGGTATTCTAATGCACCTTTGATTATTATGTCAATCATTCCCCTTAATCCTGGGCCCCAGACCTTCATCTTCTCTTTACATCTTGTAATCAATGGCCAGTATAATGCTTTCAATGCTTTCCCTGATGTTATCTGACCAGACATTGTTTCTAAGTTTATATTAGGCACATCCAACTGTTCAAAGACTTCACCTTTAATTCTTTCAAGTGTTGTTTTGAGTGTTGCAGAGAAATTCATTGATGGTTCTAACACACCAACGGCAGGATGTTGTTTATCAAGGTTTTGATCTGATGTTAAATCCCATAATGATCCTGCAGATGTACTTAAATCTTTTGTCGAATTGGAGCTCATGTCAATTACATATTTTGTCGGATTCATTGACTTACGCTCAGCATCAATATCAGCACTTGATAATTTACTGTACCATTCCTCACTGCCTTTTAATAATTCAATCTCAGATTCCCCCAACACTTCTTGAGATAACCCATCATTGACAAATACAATTGCAGGGATTGTTTTCAATTTAATTGGTTGCTTGGGTATTGTGCTTTCACCTTCAATTACTTTTCCTGCACCATCGTACATTGCTTCTTCAAGATAAACAATCCCATTCTCTTTGGTATATTTTTTCTTAAAGATTCTTTTCTCGGATAATGTGATACTTTCCTTTACAACAATGAAACAAACAAACTTAGTTATGTCATTAACATTACCAATAGCCGTTTCATAAATGAATTGTGTTGATGGTACAAATGTTATTGTAACCCCGTTGGCTTCATTAAAGTTAACAATCCCGGCAACACGTTTCCCGATGAAGCAATCCTTTGCAGCCTTAAGTAATATATCTTCAAATTTATTTTCATCAAGGATCGTCTTAATAATGCTGTTCATTGTTGTGATGATATCTTCATTTGTTTTACTTACCTTCCCAATATCACCTTTTGGGTTAATAACAATGTCGGGGACTTCGGCAAAAAGGAATCTTGCTTCCTTATTTATTAAGGATGCTGATAACTTATGTTTTAATTGTGCCGGTACATAATCCCCTAATGTACCTTCTGTTTGAAACTTCATTCCTTGTTTATATATTGTATAATACTTTGTTATCTCTGTTAGTTCAGCAAGTACATCTTTTGCTGCACCTTCTATTTCGGCATTAATCAATGCATAAGGTATATGCTTGAATGCAGTATACACCTCATTAGATTGATTAATCATTCTTTCTGTTTCAGACGACATTCACTTCACCCTTTCCTGTTATTAGGTAACTCATCGGTAATGATTCGACCCAACGGCAGAACTCTCTCCACTCCGGTAATCTGTGGTTCTTACGTTGCTGATAAATTGTTTTCAGTGCCCTGTAGTTTGTTGTCATTCTTGCTGTTAATTTAAAGCCCGATGGGTTATTATATAACACAGTTAAGTATGCATCCTTAGCCACTTGACTATCAGCACCATGTTTTTCTACAGCAACAGTATAATCTTCAACCAGTTCATTCATAATGTTAATGATTTCCTGTCTTACATATTCATTGCATTGCTTATCAAAGCTAAATTTTGTAATCCTGTGCATTGTTGATTGGCTACTTACAAAGTTCAAGAATGTATACCGCTCTGCTTCTATCCACATCTTCAATGTACAACACAGATCAAATTGAACATTGATACCTGTTAGGAATTGATCATGACCTTCACCTGATCTTGACTGAGCAAGGTTTTGTATTCCTTTCGTGATACTTGAATCCAACGAATTAATATCAACACTCATAGGATATTTAGCAGCTCTAATACTTTCCTGTAATCCTGATATTACAACATCACTTACAATTTTATTGTTCATTTTTAATGCCTCCCATTTCTTCGCTAAACTCAATAGCATCCGGTTGCTCTCCTTTTATTTCCACACAACTTGTCATAACACCTAAACAAAAGCCTAAACCTAATGTTGCTAATAATGTTATGGCAATTATCACTGTCAAATCCATCTTATCAACCTGCCTTACTGTTAGATATTTTATCCTTAACATCAGCAACGGTTACTGTATCTAATGCATACCATATTGCACTGAATGTATGTGGATCTATATTGAAATCATCGTATATTGTATTACCTTTAGTATCTTTCTTATAGGTTAAGTCTCTTAACTCTCTGATAACATTGATACACTTAGGACTTACAATAATTCTTTTAAACCGTTTTATCTTTCTTGTATTAGATAACCTTGACCCTGCAAACTTATTCCTACAACCACGAATAAAGAACCCACTTTGTCTGTAGTAACTAATGGCCTTTGGATCCTCATTATCAGCAACAATCATCTTATTATAACCTGCTTGATTTAAGTATTCCAGTTTCTTTTTAAGTTGTTGCATCTTTGGTAGTTGAGCAAACTTATCATCAGTTAATTTATTCTTATAGATTTCATCATAGATGTATAAGATACCTCTTTCAGAATCTACAGCACAACTAATCACTGCATTAAAGCTTTCTTCAAAACCAAAGTCAAAACCAAAGTAATGGTTGCTGTAACCTAACTTGGCAATGGCATTCTTGAATACCTCTGGCTTATTAGCAATATGGAATTGAGGTAATACTCTGGTACCAGCAGCACCGAATCTTCCCCACCTTGCCACTAAGTATCTTAAGTAATCATAATCCTTTAACTGGTCTAAACGTTTTAAGTATTGCCATGGTAACCAAGGGTTATCATCAGGTGTACTATGGTGATAATATACACCATTATGGACTAAACACTTCTTATCATAGAACTTATTCTCATCAACAATCACTGTCTCTAATCCATCATCATTTAACCTTTTAAAGAAATGTCTATACACCCAATTGTCCCTACCTACAGGATTGCAACTTAATACAAAGTGCATACTGTCATCAGGTGTTCTAATACGACCAAGTAACTCTTTGTAACCTTCGTACTTAACCTCTGAACATTCTTCCATCCACAGTAAACTAATACCATTGATAGACTTTACCTTTTCTGGTTTATCCATACCTTTGAATATTATAGAACTCCCATTAGGAAACTTAAACCGCATAGGACTCTGTCTCATTAACACCCTTGTTTTGCGGTGGTATTTATTACTTTCATCTGCTAAGAGGTTCATGTCATCCAATATCTCTCTGAATAAATCAAAGCATGAATCATGGATGGTATCATAAACCTCTCTAACAACCAATAGTTTTCTTTTCTCTTTTAATAGTTTTAATATGAACTTGAATGCAATGTGATAACTCTTACCAGATCCATATCCCCCTACCAGTAAATAAGTTTCATAATCCCAATCAAATATGAACTCATCAAATGCTGGGCTTATCTTTTTACTTATCTTCATTGGTAGAAACCTCTGGACAATTACTTGGCTTTCGGCTATACTTACTTAATATCGTTACACCTGTTATACTACAATAATAATCATTGTCATCAAGTTCTTTTAATTCACCACACATACAGCAAGTATCATTGGCATTAACATACTCAACTACTGGCTCCTTCTCTTCACATTGCAATTGCTCTTTTCTTAACTGCTCATTCTTCTCTTTACCATTATTAATATCAAGGTACATTGAATACTCTTGACACTCTTCACCACAATAACCTGTATCAATATCAAAATTAAAACAAGTAACACATTTAGGTTCATTATTATTAAAGCCTATTACTGATGGACTTACAACACCTAACTTCTGCTTTAACTCTTCCATAGTATTTACTTTAAGTGCTGCTTCTATTAACACATTCAATTGCTGTTCTTCTTTACTTTTACCTCTGTCATATTCTCTTTCGGTTAATTCTAACAATGCATAATTAGCAAGGTCTCTTAATGTATCATCAATACTTTCATCCTTAACCTGCTGATTCCCATTCAACATAAGCTGTTCTACTCTTGATAACTTATCA